CGATGTTGTCCCGCACCATCTGGAACGCAGCCAACTCATCGGGGGTCAGGTCCGAGGCATAGGCAAAAGGATTGGCCGCTAGGTTCGTATCAACAATACCCCGTGCCTCAGAGGACAGTTGGTCGTAGAGTTGCTGAAGCTGGGGTGTTACCGTTGGCTTTTGACTTGTTTTCTGAGTGGTTTTGGAACTTCCTATGACACGTACTCCCCTTCGTACTTATTAGCTTTAGTCTTGTTTACTTCTTTTGAAACCACACGAAGATTCCAAGGGACGTGCAAACCGCACACAATCTTATTCCTGATAGGGATTATGTGATCTACGTGGTAATCTTGACCAGTCTGCTCCTTTAGAAAATCACGTTCTTTGTAGATTTGCTGCATGGTGTCTTTTTGTTCAGCAGTAAGCCATTTAGGAGTAGCGTCTCTAAGCCTTTTGTGTCTAAAGATGTTTTGTTTAGTGCGCATCCAAGCGTATTTCTCTGGATTGTTTGCGGCCCACGTTTTTGTAGTCTCACGGGTTTTTGCTCTTTGCGCGTCTGTGCGTGGGTTTTTAACCTTAGGTTTGTTTAACGTTTCTTCTCGTTTACAGTGGAGACATTTATTCTTGTAACTGCGTGTACTGAACACCGAATAATGGTTGTTCCAGCAAATTTCTCCCGTACGGTAATACGGGTGTTTGTTCTTTAGCGCACTCCCCTTAGATTCAATAAAACCCGTCGCCTCTAGCCAGCCTAGATATTTTTTTAAATCAGTTTTTGATAAGTGTGTAAATGTTTCAGCAGAACGCCTGTTACGTTCCCGCATCTTTGCGTTTGAAGCCTCACGATTACCTTTTTCCATCCAGCGTTGACGTCTAATGGGACCACAAACAACGCACTCACCTGTAGAAGTCAACCTTAAAGCATCGTGTCCATGAACGCACGGCTTTCCCGTGTAGTAGTGCATAACCACTTCTTTGCGAGCTTCCCTCCTCTTCAGGATACGGTAGCAATAAAGTGTTTTAGATAGGCGTTCCATATATAAAGGAGCTTCCAATCTTGGTCAAACCGTTGATAGAAAAGTATTTCTCATACTTATTGAAGGTTGTTTCACTGCCAGAAATTACATCAAAATACAAGGGCAACCCTGAAGAGTCAGATAACTTTTTGAAAAAATTCATAAGGAGTCTCGACGCACTTGTCCTACGATACCTTGGGTCTACATACAAAAGAACATTGTTCCAAGTTTTCTCTGAAGACCACCACATTTCGACAAGGACTGCAATACCGATACCTACAACCTTGTCATATTCCGTATCGTAGACCACAACCCCGATACCTTCGCCTCCCTCAAGAAGACTACGAAGTTTCTCTTCACACACTGGGCGATCCTTTGGAATGACACGAACAATCTCCTCAAACTCCCGGATAGATTCAATGTAGTCACAAACAGTAGGAATGTCGGTGTGAGTAAAACGCTGAAGAACTAGAGACATTAGGCAATACCTCCCGTGAGACGTTGAACAAGACCCCGTAGCAGAAGGCCGGAATTAGGGGGTTCAGTTGGGGGTGCTATCCGTTGGTTCTTGTTAACATCCATCAAGACCTTACCCCCTGAGGCATACTTAGATTTCACCTTACCGCCCTTGAACAGTTCAGCCATAGGGTTAGGCTGCTTACCACTACCCGTTTTCTTCTGACGAAGTTCGGCAATGGCTTGGTCCAGAATCTCGGCCCCCGCTTCATTGTTGCCATCCCCGATAAGGGACACCACGTCTGCCGGGATCACGAACTCCCCTTGACTAAGGGCAGCCGGGGCTTGACCGTCAATAAGAGCCGGGGTGGTATCAGCCATGCCCCCTTTAGGGTTTCCTTTGGCAGCTCCGCCTAGCATTTTGAGAAGAGACTTTGAATTTACTGGGGCCATAATTTTTGAATATACCTAATGTTTCTAGGGGTTTGCTAGGAACAGCCCACCCTAATTAATGCGGTTGTTGAGTTTAAGGACATTGACGACAGTCGTCAGGAAATCCCTGACTTTTCCCGTATCCGCCGTGTTTCCAGCTAGGGAGGTCTGGGTCCGGGAGGCTGTGGTCTGAGGGTCGATAATGAACGGGGTGTTGTTATTGGAGAACAAATTGTTAATGTTCTGTTCGATAGACCTGACCACTGCGTCCAAGTAAGCCCGAATAGACTCAGGCGATCCTACGTCTTCGTTACTTGGTTTGGGGAGGCGGATAGGGCCTCTGACATTTGGATTGACCATATCTAGCGTAGTCCGTCTTGGATGAGCCTGAGGCGGGTTTTACCGATCTGGATGTTGGACCCTACTCCTGACAGAGCGTAGGACATCTGCATGATACGTCCACGGCCTCTCATATAAAGGACATTCTTATTGCTCATATTGAACGGACCCTTGATAAACTCCTCTGCTGAATCGGGGTATTTCTTAAATGTAAAATTAACCGTAACAAGGCCTGCTTGGTTTTTGTAGTCAGGGACGTATTGGTCCACAAGCATCATCTGTTGACCCTCTTCAATATCGAAGAGGCCCGTAGTCAGGAACGCTGGAATCTCTGCGCTGTCTGCGTCGGTCCCTACCTCGTGGTAGAAGTTTGTGGAAGATACCCCCGTGGCAATCGGCCTATCAAAGACTGAGGCATCAATCCAAGTGGTGCGACTGAGAATACCGTCATACCAAAGACCGTCTTGGTAATTGTAAACAACGTATCTGTCGTTCTCAATAGCATCACGGCTTGGGTAGAACCACCATATTTCAGAGAACTCTGTGTTTACCCCGCAATGGACCTTGTATTGCTGAGAGTAGTTGATACCATCACCGTAGGTCTTGTTGAAAATGTTGTCGTAGACTGTGCAATCGAGTTTCTGGACTGCACCGTTGTAAAGGAAGAAGCCAGCCGTAGACATCCAATAGACAACACCATTAACGTCCACAGCACCTTGGGGACCGATAAGGCCACAGTTGGACCCAGCCTTTTCAATGGAGAACACAAAGTCACCACCAATATAGTTCTGTCGGTAAACACCTGTGTCAGTAAAGATAACCGTCTCTTGTTTGGACTGAATAGCCCGGATAATCTCGTTACCGTCCTGAAGCCTGAGTTCACCTGAGGCATTGGTCACGGCAGGGTTGAACTGGGTGTAGTCCTCGTTACTTGACCACCGAACAAGAAGAGGATCAAAGTCCCCAAGATAGGCAGAACACCCATAGACACAAAGGATACGGGGTGGGTTGATAACAGCAATGGAGTTGGCCTGAGTAGGTGCCCCTGAAATCTGGGCTGCCCTGACGCCTGTCCCTAGGGTTCTATCCCAGATATAGATACCACCCCCACGGTAATTGGCGATGAGGTCTTCACCCCACGTATCCAAGACCCAAGTACGAAGTTGAACATCGACACTCGTAACACCCACACCCCAGCCTGTGGAGCCTGTACCACCCCAAGGACCGGAGCCCCAGCCCCCGACAGCACCGGCATCAGCCCGGCCCGTGGGAATGAGAAACTGGATTGTCGTGTCCCCTACGTCTGTGACCGTGGAGGTAGCCGTGGTCCCTGCATCAATATCAAAGTTAGCCGAACCAACAGATGTAATAGCGTAAGAGCCGTTAAGGACAATGCCATCCACGTTGACTGAGGTAATGGCTACGAAGTCACCTGCTACGACTGTAGGACCACCGGCAACAGAAACACCAACTATGTTGGACCCTGAGACAGTCGAGAAGATGGACGTAGCAACAAGGCTCGTGACAACAGGGGTGATGTCTGTGAAGGTCTGTCCGTTATAGATACTTAACTGTGAGTTGGACCCAACGGCAAACCACCTGTCACCCCTAAGGTCTACCCAAGATACAGAGTCACGGGCTGTTCCTTCATAGGTTGCACTCGTAGCGACGGTCTGCCATCCCCCGATCTTCTTGGGGTTGTCATGTTGAAAGCGCATCCATTGGCACGAGACATAGGTGCCCTCGGACTGATACGGAGAATCGTTCTTGTTGATCCCCGGCTTTACATTAATGACTTTAAGGAGGCCACTGCTTGTCACAGGTTAAGCCTCGCCTACGTGACCTTGCGGATAGGGATCAAGCCATAGGAAGCGGGGTTGCCTACGTCAATGCCAATGGGGTGGGTGTGGGAACCATCCGTGCTGATTGTATGAACGTGGCTTCCATTACCGCCAACAGATGTCGTGACATTCCCCGCTATGGGTGAGTTGTCTGCAAGTACTTGAACGCCATCTCCAATATCGGAAATTTCAATAAGCGTTGTGTAAGTCTGGTGGGCGTGACTTGGAATCTGGCTAAGGGTAAGTGTCGTGGCTCCTGTGTTGCCCGTATGATTGTGACTACCTGCTGTGCCAATGGACACACTTGAACTTGTGCCGGGGTAGTTACCAACACTTGTCTGGGCTGTAATGACCTTGCCGTAAGCTGCACTCAGGGCTTCCCAACCAGCAGGAATGTTGCCCGTGGTTCCGTGCCAGAACATGACTGTACCCTTGGGAACTACCCCAAGTTTACGGAACCGAACACCATCTGTGTTGCAATAGAACTGTTCACCGGGGGCACAAGTCACCCCAGCCCCAGTCTTTGCTACGTTGTTGACAATGACGTAATTGGAGTTCGTGACCTTGGACCTGACAGCGTAGTTCTTGGTAATGTTGTTAGGTGTAAGGACTGAAAGCTGAGTCGTGGGTGTTCCTTTGATGACCAGCGTAGCCGAGCGGGCTTGGTCCGTTACACCGTTAAGTGAAGTCAGGGTAATGTCACTTGACCCCGTGATGTCAACAGAAGTAATAGCATTGATCGCAGCATCAATGAGGTCGAAGGTGTTATTCGTTACTGAAGCCCACCCTCCGGGGTAGTCGCCCTGCGCTGGCTTCTCGAAACGTGCATCAGGTGTAAATGTCGATACCAAAGTCTAGTTCTCCTGCTTAAGTGTGTTGACGTTGATGTTCGGAGAATACGGAGCCAACCCTTCGTCCCTGCGAGCCCTACGTGCTTCATTATTGATGCCGGTCATGCAATTGATGTATGACTGTTCGTGGTATTGCTTCAGTTCATTGTTACGGCTGAAGTCTGCCATCTCGGACATGGACGCATGGAACAAGGCATCAGGCATCCACTCGATGTAAGTATTGGACTGATTACCCGCACTCACACCTTGGGGTTTAACTACGTGTGTAACAGTAATGGGGTAATCAGCATCAGGAGTGGGGCTGAGAAGGAATGAAGACACGGAGTAATCTGCGTAGTATTTTGGATTACCCACAGACGTATTCGCGTAAGGCCAGTATTTCTCTGCATAGGACACCGTGTTTTTCTTGAGGTCTTGGAGTAGCCCTGAGGACGTTGTGTATCGAACGGACATACCCAAGCGATAACCACTTGGCTTACCCACAAGGCGATTGCCCGTGGTGGCCGTAACAACCGTAGTGATATTAACGCCTGTGAAGTCCGTTTCCCTAAGGAGTCTGTATTCAGCGTTGGCAATAGCCGTGGGGATGTAAGTCGCCGTCTCTTGGGAATCGTCCTCAAGGGCTTGGGTAATGGCACTGACTAGTGTGTTATAACTGACGATACCGCCCATGTTCTCTATTCCCCATACCCAAATGGAGCCGACTGCCAGTTAAGTTGATTAGGCCAAGTGGTGTTACCCGAGGCGGCAGAAGTCCCTGTTTGGATTATGTAATCTTGGTCCCACACTAGCACGGCCCCGTTTTCATCGGCTAGGTAATAGGGCTGGGTAATGATCTGGTTCTGGTCGGGGCGTGCCCACCTGAGGGCAATCGCGTCCTTGACATCTGCGGGGTAGTTCTGGGGATGTGCCACAAGGGAGTAGCCGTAATCGTTACAATCGGAACATACTTTCCAGTTCGTGCCCGGTTCAGTCTGTAGGGCTTTCCAAGGCTTCTTCCACCCGCAACGGTCACACATGGCAACAGCCCACTTGCCCGTGGCGTAGCCTTTATCAGGGCCTTGCCTAGAGCGTGTGAATTGCCAGTTACCAGAGTTAGTGTCGGAGGTCATTTTAAGTTAATACAGGGTCGCAAAACTCGTAGGGCGAACTACGTAGGATGTGAGTTCCCTGTCTTCCGAGAAAGCGATACGAAGTTGTTCCTCCCATTCTGCCTTGTAAAACATCATTCGGTCAGGGGGGATACCGGGCATCTTCTGTGACATGTAGAAAGCAAGACCCGCTGTGATGCACGGGATGTAACGCCTAGCCACGTCTGGATTCTGGAACATGGCCGTGATGTCGTCAGGAGCCTCTACAGCGTAGTAAACAATCTGCCTTGTCTGTGTATCATCGGGGGTGGGCCACACCTTCAAGGTTGTGTTGTCTTGGTTCTGTGTCGTGGTATATTGGAGTGGGAACCCCGTCTGCTCCTTGGTCGCAATGTTCTGATAATCTAGGAACGAGATACGGCCCATGGGAAGGTCACGGCCCGAGACACGAACCACTGGCCCCATGATGTCAAGGATACCGACAGAAAGGGTGTAATCACGGACACTAGGTACCACGTCTAGGGTCTTGAGTTCAAGAGTGAACAAGGGCTTACCCCTGTTCATCAAGTCCTTTAAGACGTAATTAAGGCTCCTCATGCACGAGTCTATTTCCTCGGCAGAGTTGAACTTACCCCCAATACGTTCCATCGCCTCATTGATAATGTCGTCAATAGAGGGAATCCAACTCTTGCTATTGCTAAAACCGGGCATATTAACCGTAACCTGCCTTCCAATTCAAAACAACCGGAGTAGTTGCTACAGAAGTTGTTCCGTTAAATACACGGGCGGTGAAAGTTGTTGAGGTCACAGTGTGGTAAGTGGCTGACCTCTGAACAGTCCCTCCTAGTTGGACTTGAATAACCGAAGGTGGAAGGGGTAGCCCGTGACTAATTACGACATCACCTGAAGCATCTGTTGATACACTTGCAAGGGCTCCCTTAGTTTCTTGAGGACCGAATTGATCCCACGGGAAATAGAGGTCAGGTTGTGCGCCGTTGTTAACATAGTTGATACCCCCGTAGAGAGAGGATTGTTCGGGAGTATTACTAAACACCCCATCAAAGATGAGACCACTGACAGGTCTGTAATCATTCTTGTACATACTGGCGACTTGTTCAGCAGACAGGGGAGTGGCCCAAAGTTGGCAGTCAGAGTATCTTGCGCCAAGTGCTGGCAGGGCGGCTGTTCCGCCCCAAGAAAACACAGAACAGCCAACATAAGCGCCAATAGGGGAGGTTCCCTGAAGAACACCATTGACATAAAAATAAGCTGTGCTGGCCTCTGCACGCCACACAACTACGCAATCATTGGTAGCGTAATTCTCCGTTGAAGTTGTGGTGTTAATTGAACCTGCAAGGCCACCACCCGGCTCGACAACAGCATAGTTAAAGAAACCCGATGGTGTACGGAGACGGGAAGGGTTCACCGCCGTACCGCCTGTGTAAGCACTCATATACTGTGCAATAACGGGGGTAGGGAAGTTACCAATCTTGGCGCGCTGGGTAAACGACTTAAGTCCTACTGTATTGGCGGTCGTATTAGGGACATTCAGAATCAAACCATCCGAAGACGCGATGCCTGCCGAGACATTTGTCGGAACACGCCACACCCCTTCTGATTTAGTATGTGAAGGGGCTTCACCTCCATAGAGAAAAATACCCTTATCAATAGCAGAGTATTGGGCCGCGTACCCCGCATCAGTGCAATGCAGCCCATCTGTAGTGTAAGTGGAACCACCGATAAAACCACCGTCAGCCCAATCAACCAAAGTTGACAAAGCGTCAATGAGCCACACACCCATTTGATTTAACTGGGACTCGCAATTTTTCATGGCGGCAAACTGCGCTGTAGTTGCTCCGTCAAGGGGTGAGGAACCTCGGACAACGGGGACAGCCCCAATGTTCTTACATAAGGTCACAAGTGTTCCAAGGTTCTGGACAAAAGTCCTTACATCGAAAGAGTCGTTGTAAAGAGCCGTGCAAAGAATTACGTGGGAAGGACGATAAATAGCAACCGTGTCCTCAAACCTTGAAATAGCCGTGGCCGTGTTCATTCCAGATACAGACACATTACGGACAGTCCAACCAAGATTTGTCAGATACGTTGTGAGAAGTCCTGCCCAAGAGAGTGCGTAAGACGTTGCTCCGACACCAGTTGCATTAGATGAACCTATGATGACAAGGGTTTTCTCGTTCGGGGCTCCACTTAGGACGGTCCCTAGCGTCCCTAGCGTTACTTGTTTAGTGATGCCACTTTGTTGAATAGGGATAACATCATTAGTGCTGACGGAAGACGCCAAAGGAAGTTGGGCTATTGAGCGAGTAGGGATGTTGGTCATGTTAGGTGAACATACCTACGCCAAGGACACTGACATTGAGCCCTGTCGTAACCTTCCATCCGGGGGTTGTTGCGTTAATCGCCTTTGCCCCAATCTCAACGACAATAGGTTTAACGTCCACAGTGCCGCCCGGAAAAATAGTGATTGCCGAACCGTTACCGTCAGAGATGCTTACAGCACCGGGAGTTGTCGTGGCTGGAACAATGATAATACGCGCGAGGTAATCCCCAACAGCACCCGTGGCCCCTAGGATTTGGTTAGTGGCGCTGGCCGCAACGGGTTCATAGATACCTGCACCAGACATCCACACACCGCTGACATCACCGCGCATACGATCCCATTGACCTGTGCGTGTGTTGTAGTTTCTGGGAGCTACAGAAAGGTCGAGAGCGTTTTGTGAGCCGTCAAAAGCGGAAACAAAGCCGTTAGTTGTGTTACTTACGCCATCAAAACCGCTGGCAATATGTGTAATAAGGCGGGAACGATGATTGCCTCGTGTATCTGATTGGCTGTCAACACGTTGCCCCGTACTGGGGGAAGGGAGGGTTGAGCTGTATACTGCACCTGTTTTAACCGGATTACCGTTATCAACGGCACCAGACGCTACGTTACCTACAGTCTGAAGGCTTGACCCCGTGGGTGTTACAACATAAACATTGCCACTTGCATCTGTGTTAGGAAAAAAGAATTTGGTCATTTATTATTTCTTTCTTGACCTTTTAGGAAGAGGTTCAATCTCAGCAGACTCAGCCTGAAGAGTTCCTACGGTTGCATTGACAATACTGTTCTTTAGTGAGTAGATAAGGTCTAGGTCAGCCCCCTTGAAATTAACGGCATTCAGGAGGTCAAGTAGAAGTTCGCGGTGGGCTTCGTTATCAAGAATCATCACAATACCTTCTTAGCCGTACAGAACGACGCGGGCGTTACCTGCGGTGCCAGTCTTGACAGCCCGGATGTACTTGGCAGGAGCGTCAATGGGAACGAGAGTACCCCCTGCGGCTGACGTAATGGCCTGAGTAAAGGCAGGAGCGTTGTCCCCATCTTCCAGTTTAATCTGGACCGTGACCCAATCCCCCGATTCAAGGGACACTGAGTAAAGGGCCTCATAAGTATTGACATACCCCGTGTCTAGGGGAATCCAGCTACCCGCCCCTGCGGCAGTCTGGTTAAGAAGTTCTTTTACTGTGCGGGTAAATGAAAGTGACATGGTATTTAGTTAAACCTCTTTTGTTATTTTACGTGAATGGGTTAAATGTGTGCTAGCCGTAATAAAGGACTTTGGCGGGGGCGGCTGTCCCTTGTTTGTAAGCCCTGATGTAGCCTACGGCGGCATCGACAGTCGCCATTTCCGGGGCTGTAAATGGAGCGCCAATGTCGTACCAGATTGTCCCATCGTTTGACGCCTGTATCTGGATTGTGTCTGCTGATACAAGGGCAGTCACATGGACAATACCTTGGTATACGGGGGCTTGATATTCGGTCTGAATACGAAGGACATCCCCCGGACCTGAAACTTGGGTATCTAAAATAACTCGCTGTGTTTTAGTGTAACTAGCCATAGATTGTTACCGTCCCTATTGCTTTTGAACCTACTTTAACTGCCCTGATATATTGGATAAACAATCCCTTATATCTTCGTTTTTCTTCTGTTTTGAATTTATCCCCAAGGGTTGTCCAAGATTTGCCGTCTGTGCTTCCTTGGATAAGGATAAAATCTCTTGCCCCTACATTAGACACATCGACAAGGAACATGTAAGAAGGGTTCCACCCCTTGACATGAGGAATAGTATAGTGCTTGCTTACCCCTTCAGTCTTTTGATTCAGTAAGACATGGCGCACCTTTTTATCGTTGTCATAATCAAAATACCAAAGAATCTTGCGCCAGATGTTTACAAAGAAATATCGAACAGAATCAATCACTTAAGATTACCTTTATTCGTAATGACCCTTGATTGTGACCATACCCTGAATGATCTGAGAAGCTGTGGCTGTAGCAACGGGCATACGAAGAATGATTGTGAAGAAGCGCCCCGGATTCGTGACCAGAGGGGCGTGAGAGAAGTCTGCCGTGACACGCTGGGCCGTGGTGCCGGGGACCGCACCAATCGGGAACGACTGTGCCCCAAGTGCTTTACGGTAAATACCTGCCGTCGCTAGTGAAATTGCGCTTTGGTTATACCCGCAACCCCAGACTAGCAAGGTAGGTGTCGTCGCCACCGCTGCACCTGTGTTCCACGTATCAATGTCGATACCTTTGACCACAAGGGTATAAGGCGCGGGGACCGTGAAGCCAAACAAAGCGTAGTCGGTGGCTGCACCTGCTACTGCCGCAAATTGGAACAAACCACCAAGGGTTGTAGCGCCTGCGGCTGTGTTAGAGAGAGTTGAGGATGCTGGTGCGGCAGAGTTGGCCCACGTCTCGGCCTGTGCAAAGCTGACAGGCTGGATACCTGCCGAGTAGCCGTTGAGGGCCGCCGTGTCCTGCCACTGGCGGTTCATGTTGAGGTCAAGTGCAACAATATCAGTATTTGTTAGAATGAACACCGGAGCCGAGGCCACAAGTGCTGTGTTGTGTAGGCGTGCGAACAAGGGTAGACGGGAGTTCTGCCACAGACGGATTTGACCGAGGGGAAGAAGGATGCGCTCGTCAGCAAGGATCAGGCCAGTTTCCGTATCCTGAACAACGAAGCGCGCCTCGTTATCATCAATAATAATGTCGCATGTGTAATAGCTGGTGTTGCCCGTGCCGACGTTTACGCCCGAAAGCGCAACAGTAAGGTTCGAGCCTCCCTTTGCGACGACACCCTGAAGGACACCACCTGCCGTAATTTGGAAATAACAACCGTCTGTCGCTTCCGTGGTCTGGTTGGCAGGAAGGCCAAAGCCCCATTCAGCAACCGTGTTTGTTGGGATGGCTGGACGCAGACGGAACTTGGCCTGAAGTGGAGTGCGCTGCTGCTTGACGTAATACTGTAGGGTGCGGATCAAGGCTGCTGCTGCGTTTGCCGCTGACGCACCGTTGTTCAGGTTAAGGCCCGCAGCCGCAGTCTGAGCCTGTGTGAACGTGGTTGTGGCTACAACCCAGCGGTTAGTTGAGATGTTTGTGCCTTCGTAAGGTTCAGTCAAGAGAAGGTTGTTGAGTGCAAGCCCTTGCCCACCGAGGCGATCTGTACGGAACATACGCACGTTGTCGTCATTGAGGCCGCCTGTCGGAACAAAGAATTGGCTACCCTTAGCTACACCGTTAGCCTTGAAGATCGCGGCACCGTCATCATCGTAAAGACTTGTCTGGGCTGTGCCTGCTGCTGTGACTTTCAAGCCTTCTGAGGCGGGGTTATTTTGAATCTGTGCCATATATGTTCCTATCCAAGACTTAGTAGAATGTTGCGGTTTCCGGCCACTGGACCGGGGTAGGCGATGAAATTAAGACGTACCGTGCCGTCAACGGGACAAGTTGCGGACAAGATCAGTCCGTCCATGTCGTCCGCATCAGCATCGGCGGCGATAATTCTTTGCGTTGTTAGTGCAGAAGAAACTGTAATGTTGGCTGTTCCACCGGGGACACCCACGGAGCCAAGAGAAAGTACAGCCGTAATAAAAGCGACGTTTAAGGTTCTATCAGCCGCAAGGGAGCCTCCGCCACTTAAACCTGTTCCGGCAATAATAGACCTTGTTTCAGGGACAGCGCCGATAGAGGTAGCAGCCGGGAACGGGTGTACGTGGTCATAGCGGGAAACCTCGGTGCTGACACCGGGGGCTGCTGCTGGACCAAGTGGAAGGGCTGGGATGTCCGAAGGTGTGCCACCACCCCCTGAGATAGGGTAGAACCCCTTTACACCAGACCCGTCAGTACCGTAATACTCGGACACACCGGGGTTAATCTCGTCATTGACAAGTTGAAGGGGGGATACGGCTGTGCCGTCACCAGTAACGGACTTACCTGCCGTTGCAATGGTTTCTTTAGTAAGTGATCTTAAACCAAGACTGAGCACGGGTATCCTTTGAGTGTTTGGATAAAGAAAGAGGGACTATCTCTAGTCCCCCAATCTAACTTAGATTACCTAAGATTTGCTAGGTTACGAACCCGAGCTACCAACCCAGTTGCGCCAGTCACCCCAGCCGAAGGAGTAACGCTCACGGGCCTTGTAGCGCATGTTGCCCGTGGTGAATTCGCCTTCCATGGCCGTCTGAAGCGGAGTGCGCTGGAACAGAACGGTGCCGAAGGGCACGTCCGTTTTGACAAACCAAGCGTCAGTATCGGTGAAGCGGGTGTTGGTGTAGGAACCACCGGGGAAGTATTTACCCCGCATGATCGCATTGATCTGGTTCTGGTTGGTAACACCAGTGGTGGAGTTCGTGGCGTTAACCGTGGTGTACTCGGTCTGTAGAATCTGCATGGCCGTGAACTCATTCTCAGGGGCAACGTGCAGGCTCTTGACCTTTGCGTTGATGAGAATACCACGGTCATCCATCATACGACGAACGAGGGTTACAGCATCTTGTAGGGCAGTTTCCGAAAGGTCGGGGTTGCCCGTGATGATGTTGGTCTGGTTGGTCCCCTGAACCGTGGGGTGGGAGGCCGAGAACAGAGGCACACCGTCACCACCAAGGCGCGAGGTCGAGAAGCCGAGGTTGAACACGTTGGCAGCCTTGGTTTCCTTGGCAGCCGACATAGAGCGACCAAGCTGTTTTGCCTGCATCATGGCTTTCGATTCGTACAGGTTGTCTTCCATCGCCTCTTCGGTGATCTGGAAACCAAGAGCAATGGTCTCCGCGTCCCAGCGGGCGGTGTAGGTTTCCTGTGCGTCATCGAACTCAACGGCAGAACCTTCAGGCTTGGTGACGGCAATACCGAAACCAGTCATCATGACCTGCTCTTCAAAAGCACGGACAGATTTCTCGGTGTCGAATAGAGCCTTGTGTTCGCCCGAGTTCTCCCCATATGAAACACCAATGATGGCGTTCAGACCGGGGACAAGCTGCTTGGCGATATTAGCGCGAGTAATAGTCATTGGTTAGTTACCTCAAATGTCCTTTCTATTAAGCCGCGCCACGGTCGTAAGCGTGCTTGGCAATGATGACCTGAACCTTGGTGAGTTCAACACCCCAAGTATTCTGGTTGTCACCCTGCGGCGTGGGAGCGACCGAGACACCCGAACCAACCTGATTGTCGTAGGTGGGGATGCCCGTGATGATGAACGCAGCGTTGGTCAGTGACGTGCCAGTGCCCAGAGACACAGCAGCGTTGGAGCGACCGTTGAAGCTGGAACCCGTGGTGTTGTCGCCAACCTGAGCAAACGCACCGATGGCCGTTGCCGAAATCGAGGACAGGGCTGCAACTACGAACTGCTGCTTGGGGTCGTCATAGACGAGGGCGATGTTACCGTTCCAAGTGACCGTGTTAAGACCGTCAATGAACCCGCCTTCAGTGGACGTGCCCGAAGGAATGAACAGTGAGCGGGTAATACGCTTCGTGGTGCCGTCGATCCACATACCACCACCGAACACACCTACAGGAGACGTGGTGTTGGTCGCGGGCTGAAGGAAGCCGTTGGAAACGCGGACAAGCTGACCCGTGTAGAAGGCAACAGGGGTGTTGTTCTTGACACGGTAGCGGTTAACCTGACCTGAATCGGCAGCGCCGAGGCGGCTAACGGGAGTGAGACCTTTCTTAAAAGTCATGTTCTTATGTTCTCTTCTTTCTCCAAAGAAAAAGGAGCAAAGACTAAGTTACTTTGCCTAAGGACTCCGCGACACGTTCTGTCTATCGACCGGAATCTTTAGGCTTTCTCTTGCCTTTGCCCCTGATTAAATCTGAGTTAGGGGTTATGTAGCTACTGTTACTTTATACTAAGACCGGGGTCTTGTTTATTGTCCTTCGACAATGTATTGCCCCTATAGTGTTACAAATACACGATAAATTCTAAATCGTGCTAGTCACCTTTGATTAATCGTCAATCTCCAAGGTCTGTTCCTTGGCAAAAGACACGGATTTCTGCTTGAATGTTGAGTTGATCTTGCCCCCGATCTTTTCACCGAAGGAGCGACGAAGGTCATTAATCTGACGCCACGATTCGTTTTCAATCCACTGCTTACGCTCTTCGACCACCTCAATAGGGGCCTTGAGAAGAATAGCATCGCCCATGACAACTGCGTCTTTGGTCCGGGGGTCATTACCACGGCCAAACATTTCGGAGACACCCGGAAGGTTGAGGCTCTTGAGCTCAGCGTGTGTGACCTGTTCGTAACCTTGTCGGGCACGCTTAGCCAACTGCTTAAGGTCCACACCGTTGGTCTTTGGGTCGATGTGGCGTGACCACTTCAGGACATACCCCATGTTTTCAAAGGCTTCCTCAACATCGTTTGGAATTGAAAGCTGAAGAGGTGATTCGTATGAGGCAAACCGGGACTTGGTTTCCTTGTGGGGTGACTGTGTGCTTGTGGGCTGCTTTACCATTTTTCTTTTGTTCCTTCTGTTACACTTCGATAGAAGCCCAGTTGGCAGCATTACCACCCGTGGATTTTTCCATCTTGATTTTATTTTTCATATAAACCTTGAGGTCCATACCGTAACGGGCAGCAGCCTCTTTGTCCGCCTTGGTAGCAACCACCTTAGTATTGCCGTTTGCGTCACGGTAAACTTTGGTTGTTTGTTCCTTAGGGGGCAGAGGTGAGCCACGCTTCTTCTGTGGAGGTTCGTTCTTCTGGGGACGGGCCGGGGCGTCTCCGCCCTTGACTTCGTAACCGTCAAGAACCTTGCTAAGACGATTGGCTAGGGCCGTGTAGAACTCAGCCGAGTTGGGGTCCATGCCTTTGTCAATCATCATCTGAGACTGGGCGACAACCGTCATGCGGACAGCCTCAGGGGCCGTAGCAATCCAAGCGTTACGTTGAACAAACTTCTGGGCCTCAGGCGGCATGATTGGGGCCGTAGTTGTCTGGGCTGGCTTGGCCGCAGGCTTCTTGGGTTCCTCCGCAACGTCCTCAAGGGCACTTTCAATGGCAAGTTCACGAAGTTGTTTCTTCTGGATTGCAAGGAGAAGGTCTGTCTCTGCGTCGTGATCCCCGTTCTCCTTGGCCTGACGGACCTGAGCCTTGAGGGTCTTTATTTCTCCGGCAAGAGAATCCCGCTGGCTTTCAAGACTTGTCTTGCGTAGGCTGTGCTGTGCGGTTTGCGCTTCCCCGAGTTGGCGGAGGAGTTCATCTCGCTCTCTTTGCGCTTCTGCCAGTGCGCGGCGTACCGTTTCTGACTCGTTGGACTTGTCTCCACCCACGTTTCGGTCAGACTTGGCGCGCTCGCGCCGGGGGGCAGTGTCACTTTCACCATCCTCGTCGTCCTCCTCGACCTCTACTTCGTCTTCGTCCTGTTGTTCATCTTCATCGTCTGCTTCATCTTCAGACTTGGCTTGAACTTTAGCGGTGGGTTCGTCCCACTCATCTTCGTCTTCGGCCCCTTCTTCGATCCCGGTGCCTTTGACACTTGGGCGGGTATCGCGCTTCGTGTTAGCGTCATTCCTGTTTGCTTCCCTCTTATTGGTAATCTGTAGTTCGTTAGTCAGTTCGTCTAGGTCTTCCAGACTGATTTCACTCCAAGCCATATTATGCTACCTCTTTACTCTTCAGAAAGTCCGCCTGAAACTGTTCATAGGCTGCAAGTTCATGTTCCCGATTAAAAATCGTCCGGCCTGCATAATTCATACGAAGATAGATGTTGTTCAGATACTCTTCAGAAAGATTTTCTTTTTCGTGCAGGTGGTATTCATGTGCAGTCACTGTGTGAAGATTACCCCCTTCAATCTCGACCGTCTCACCGTCTACAACCATTTGGAGAGATTCAATTGGCTTGGGATCAATACCTTCCCCCTCCCACTTCTTGTGAAAAGAAAGTTTTCCAGTCTGTGGGTTGAACACAGCCATAATGCTGAGAAGTTTACCACCGTTAAAAGCGTTAGTTCTAAAACGAATTTCCATAATTAACCCTTGTCAAATGTGACTGTTTGGTAGTTGTGGTCGATGTCAGCCGGATCATTGATCTTGCCGAGAAGAGATGTATCCTTCATCAAAACAAATCGAACACCCTTGTATTTGATTTTCTGACCCGAGTTACGGGGGTAGAGAACCCAATCGCCTTCCTTGGCCCACTGCTTCTCGAAATAACCGTAAGGAAACCGTGGCTCGTTAGGTTTCACGTTAGGGTCTTTGAAGGCCAAGTCACCAAGTTTGACTAGGACACCTACATTCTGAAGGTAGGTCCGGTCATGGTCCACAGAGTCAGGGATGTAAAGAGTTGAACCACCCTTGAGTTTAATACCCTTAGGGGGAACGTAGGGACGAATGAGAACATTGTCGGCAAAGACAGCAAAGTCTTTCAAGTCCGGGGTTGGAGTTGTCTCCATATCATCCCATTCCATCTTGTTATCGGGATCGAGGTCTTTAGCAAGGGGAAACGCCACTATATTTGTCACTCCTCTAGGTCAATATCATCGTCCAGATTGGATTTCTTAAGTTGTTCACCTAAGCCTATAAGGGTCTGGAACAGATAATTGACTTTGGCTTTCTGGATAGGCAAATGCTCATCGCCTGTATCCACCATTGCTACCAGTTCTGCGACGTACTCCTTAAGAAGACGTGTGAACACCCACCCATTCTGTTGATCGAAAGCAGAGAAAGGGAGTTCAGCAAGTTTCAGTTTGTCTTCAAGAGGTTGGGTTACGCCGCGTGGTAGCTTCATAGGTATGAGCCCTAGGTAGCACGTAGCCCTAGGTTATCCGCTACTTTTGTCTGCTTTACGCTTTTCGATGTCGAGTTTACGTTCGGCCAGAACAAAGTCCTTGAGTTGTGACAACTGGTCCACGTTGACTTTTGAATCGGCTTCCGCCGCACGGTTCTGTTCACGGCTTAGCCCGATAAATTTCTCAATCAAATCAAGCATTTGGTCAAACTTTTCAGACTTGGCTTCACGTTCCTCACGGGCTGCCTTGACTCTCGCCTCAAGAAGCACAGCGTCTGCCACCTTGTTCTCAGGACTGTCCTGCGTCTTGAGAGCCTGAGACATCTTGGAGAGTTCCTGAGCCGCTTGGGCCTGAAGCATCTCGTAGGACTGGTTGTCCGTGGCTGCACCCGTGACCATGGCCCCGATGCGCTCTTGGAAGGCCATGAGCATATGTTCTCGTACGTTGCTTAAGACCTGCGGCTGGAACTGTTGCATCGGTTTAGAGGCCCCTTGGTCGGGGTCCGAAAGCCAAGCCTGCTTGAAGAGGATGTGGGCCTGATGGTCCTGACCGGGGAAGGCCTTGATCGGCTTGCCGTCCAGCATCGCCTTGAGGTCACTGAGGGGGTCAAGGGGTTTGGCTTCCTCATTGGGCAGGAAGATAGCGTCCTCGTCCTCCTGAGGGTCCAGTTCAATCATGTAACCCTTGAGGAGATAGGGGAAGTTGACGGCCAGTTCCGGGGCAATACCTTTGGCTTGGATAGCCGCATCCAGTTTTGCGTTGGCTAGAGCAATGCGGTGGGCCTGACTAGAGACGTTGGGGTCCGACACAGGGCACACATCAACGGTCTTGGGGTCGTAGTCCTCACGGTAGACGATACCCCCATCTTTGTCGGACTTGATGTCAAAGGGATAGGCCTCGTCTTCGTCCATGAACTGGTAGTTAAGACGGGCAATGATCTTGAGTTCCTTGGACTGGGCCTTGTGGAACCTCTTGTAGATAGCTGCGTACATCTTACCAGCCGCCTCTAGGAGCGCCATGGTCGTCCCTACAGGGCCGTAATTGGTTGAACCTTGCAACACTTGGTCCGTGGCGTTGGCAAACTCTGTGCCCCGCCCGTCGAGGTATTGAAGCATAGCCTGAACCACGGGACTGGGGTCTTTGAACTGGTGGGGCAGAAGCACATCACGAATGGACTGATCCGGCCCAATGCCGTCCACATCCCTGAACTCGCCCATCTGGAACGCATCGGTTGGGCCTGTGATACGTGGCCCCTTCTTCTTGAACCCACCTTGAAGGTTTGCAAACTGGCCTGCGTCCACAAGAGAGCGGAGCAGAGAGGTCATAACCAACTGCCAGTTCCCTAGGATGTGGATAAGACCAAAGTCGTAGAAACCAAAAGAGGGGATGTAACCGTACTTCGTGAAATACTCTTCCCGTTTCTTTTCATAGGCATCGTCCTCTGCCCACCCACGGCGGATAGAGAGGACTTTGCTTGAATTGGCATCTACCGTGATGATGAACGGAATCTTGCGGCCAAAGTCATCTTTGAGTTCAGGAATGTCCTTGAAGTCGTAATAGCAATAATGTTCGTAAAGGACAAACCCTTCCGAGGTCTGGCCTGAGGACACACCAATGATATCTTCAAATTCCTTGGCAAAAGCCCCTAGGTCAATGGGGGAGGGGACCATGGCACCTGCATCCCCCATCCCCTCTCCTGAGTTACCACTATAGGCAGGGCTATCTTGGTCATCTTTGTCAAGGACAGGGTATTCCTTGTAGAACCCAAACTCCATCCGGTTCTTTAAGGTCCGTTCTGAGATAGGATCAATGTAGGTGTACCTTTCGGCATTCTCCAAGTCCGTAGCATTGTTGGACACAACGAACTGATGGACGGGAACAAAGACATCCACGGGACGCCTCTTGTCGGGATCAAACCAAGTCTTCTTGAACCCTGAACCAAAGATAGCCGTGAAGAGGAAGTTCTTTTCTGAGTCCGAGTAGAACTCCGTCATTTGTTCGGTAAGTTGGTAGTTAAGGTGTTGCTTGACCCTGCCTGCCCTCTTGACCTTCTCGTCTGTCTTGAGCCCCCATATACGCACCTGAGCGGGGCCATTGGCAGGAAGGAGTTCTGTGGACGCCTTGGACTGGAACTTGACAGCAGTCTCCAAGATAAGGGGATGGGTTGCTGTACAGTTACCCGAGGTAGCTGAGTTATCCACAGCCCCAAGGTTAAGCCCTAGGAGTTTAAGTCCCGTGATGGCGTGGTCCATCCAAGTCTTACGGGACATCTCGTCATCTTTGACATGCTCTACAATCCTCTTTCCCAGTTTGGTCAGGTCTTCATCAGAGAACAGGTGGGTCAGGTTCTCGTAGTGACCATCTACACCGTAAGGGGTAATATCGTTATCAGCCTCGTATTCGTCCTCCTCAAACTCCTCCTCGTCATCCCCCAGTTCCTCTAGGTCAAATTCCAGTTCTTCCTCAGGTGTATCATCTGTGGAGAAGGGGTTGTCGGGGGCGTATTGATTGGGGCGGGGATTCATGGGCATGGGAATTATTCTATACGTGTATCAACTTAAATTGTGCTACTAGCCATAGGACTCAGCCACCTAGGCGAGAGCCGAAAAGAGATGTTCCGAAAGAGAGACTAGCGATAGCGCCCTATGATTGTCTCTTGGGTATAGCGGTAGCACCTAGGTCTTTTTCCGAAAGAAGATGAATAAGGTTCCCGCAAAGAAGTGTGACCTAGATCACAGTCCTAGGGGACTAAATATTTACTAAGTTATTCACTGTTTATTAATTATCTTTAACCTAAGGGGTTGATTCCCTATTCCCTAGGTTTCAGATTCACTAGCGATAGCAGGTCTTGGGCTGGGCCTAGGAAGTCAGTTAGGAATGTTAATATAAACTAGGTATTCAATTTGGCCCTAGGCGGCTTCCACTAGAACAATCAGTTAACGTGTCGCGTGTAAGAGGGCGCGATCACGGCACAGCCACTGGAGCAACCTTGTCTTTGATTGTCCTAGCATAAATTTGACCAATCCGTGCTACATCTACCCCGGCCCAAGGGTATGAATTTAGGGTGGTGAACAGTGTTCACTTAGCCTAAGTCTTTGATAACTAACTGTAATATATTGTAACAATTTGTGATAATAGAGCCTTGACTAGAAGTAGCACGAGTTGGACTCGGGAGTCCAATTAAGCCCATTTCTTGACACCTAAGGCGCAGTCTTGTTGACAGATTTGAGATATTTGTAAACACGTCCTTGACACCCTTAGGGACTGTTCCCACGTATGCACCACAGCCCTTGCGCCCTTACCTGTGAATGGAGCCTAATATGGAAGCCGTGTACGACTTTATCAAAGAAACCGTTACAATTATCCTCACCCTAGTTGCCATGTTTGCCATAGCCTTGGTCATGCCTATCGTTGGCACAGCCATGTTCCTTTGGATGATGATAGCCTCGTGGATTCCGGGATCGACAGAGGGGTATCACAGGCGTCCGTACCGGCAAGCACGAGTGGATGCCCTTGCGTGGCTAGGACGGGGCTACAGCCTTCTCCTAGTCCTAGTTGTTCTTATCGTTATCTGGCCTAACTAAGACCTAAGGGACTCTGTAAGTTGACCCCAGATAGTTCCGGGCCTAGAGGGCTTGTACTCGTTCTCGTCCTCTTGCTCCGTCTCAGATACCCACTGATTAGAGGATACTTCAAAGGAATCCCGAAGGTAAAGAATGGCTTGGACCATACTGTCCATCAAGTCGTCATGGGGGTAGTTAGGAAAAGCAAGGCATTCATTAATCAATTCAACCGTAAAGTTCAATTTAGGAACGTGGACCCTGCCCGTGCCTAGGATGGGGGTCACGGAGTGGGCACGAGTGATCTTGTCCGTGGTGGGGTTGTATCCGTGTACCGGCCAGCCCCTTCTCAAGAGTTCCTGAATAACCATGATGCCTGAGGCCTTGTTTTCTACCACGAACACATCGGGATCGTAAACGTCCCGTATCTCCTCAATCTCAGTGAACAGGTCCATGAATGACCACCGTCCGTGCTTGGCATCGAGAAGGATCATGTGGTTGACGGTAATTTCCCGTCCAGCGTTGATACCGAACTTCACAGTCTCCCGTCTCTTGAACACACCCCACACAGTGAAAGCTGAGAAGTCTGCGCTTTGCTTCTCCGAAAAAGCAGGGTCAAGAGACACAATGATGAAATCAATAGGGTGGGGCGGCTCTGAGTGTTGCCACAACTTGAAGTGGGACTTCTTGAAGATGTTGCCTTCCTCAATTACCGGCCTTTGCTCATACAAAGCTGCCCAGTCTTCAGGCGAGGAGGACCGCTTGATTTCCTCGTACTCAGCAAGTTCCTTTGTCTCCGGCCAATAGATGGACCCCTCAGGAAGCCCTAGGAGTTCAGAGCCCTTCTGGTCCAGAATAGCGGGAATTGAAATAACCTTCCAAGGTCTGAGTGATCCCTTCAAAGGTTTGTCAAAGGTTCCGTCAAGGGTTTGCAAGTATCCAAGGAGGTCGGCTACGTGCCACCTCGTCCCGATCATCAACTCAGACCCTTGCTTCCAAAGGCGTGAGCGGTACATACCGACATAAGCCTTGCAAATCTTTTCCCGCTCGGTCTTGGACTTGGCTGCGTGGTCAGCCATCATGTCATCCCCGATAAGGATGTTTGCGCCACGGCCTGCAACCTTGCCATCTACACCGGCACAGAAGTATACACCCCCTTTGGTTGTCTCCCACCTCTTGGCAGACCGGCTGTCTTTCTTAAGCATGGTGCCGGGAAAGATTTGCTGATACTCATAAGTTGCGATCAAGTCACGGATAGGACGCCCTGACACGTCCTCAATAAGGGACTGGGTATGGGATACGTGAAGAATCTTCCAGTTAGGGTGCCGTCCGAAAACCCAAGCAATAAAACAGTTAGAAAGTTGAGTTTTCATAGAACGAGGAGGCATAGAAATTTGCTTTCTCTGTGCCCTTCCTTCCTCCATCCGAATGACAATATCCTGTAACTCCGCACAGAGGAGCCGGATGTGGGGACCGTCCTCGTAGTCCTGCCCTAGAATGAAGGGACTAAGGATTTGAACGAAAACATAGAAGTTGTTTACCGCCCTCTTGTTGTTGAGTTCCTGAATAATCTCCAAGGCCCTGCGCCTCTCGTCAAAGGACATGGTGGGCATGTTCAACTTCAGGTACTCAAGGGTGGATTGGTACTCAGATTCTAGGGCGTCAGTCTTCATTACAAATATTTAAGATTCCTACGGCTGGGCCTAGGGCTGCTCCCAAGGCTGCGCCCGTGTCCACTTGCGTTTGGTCCATAAGTGGCCCATAAGACCCCTTAATGGACTGTTTATGAACCATTACTAGTTAGGTTTAAGGTCCGTCAGGCCTGCAATCTTGATGTGCTTGTTCAACTCATCGTCTAGGGTAGAGATAGTTGCCTCGTTCACAACCGAACTCTCCTTGATGTCCCCGGCAATGTTGGCTGCCTTTCCGATCTTGTTCAGTTCACGTAGCTGGCCGTTCTCCATATCTGTCAACCCTTTGTTTCTCTTTGCGTCAAACAGGCCAATGGCGGTCCCAAGCATCTGTGAGGCCTCGTTTGCTTCCTTGTATTTGCCATCTGCCATGGCACCATTGAACGAATCCTTGAGCATCCCGATCACTTCATAGCGATCAATACCTTCTGCCTCCAATTTACGAAGGGTCATCAGAACAATGGCTTCCTTGATGTCATCCCGTTGCAGATATGTGTGGGCAATCTGCCTCAAGGAATCCCCCTTGGCTGTGGAGCCAGCCCGGATAGCCACCTCAGAAAGCGTGTCCCAGTCCTTCTTGACGTACTCCATCACAAACCGCTGTTGCATAGGGGTCATTCCTACAAGAATCTCCGCAAGACGGGTAGCCCTCTTCTTTTGCTCCTCATACTTCTTGGAGCGACGGTTGTTCATAGGCCCTTTGACCTTGGCCTCCGTCTCGTCCTCGGACTTGAACGTCTCGAACAGGGCTTGGACGTTAAGGCCCACGGCCTCAATCATGTCCTCGTCCGAGGGAAGGGGGATAGGGGTGTCATCTTGGGGTGGAAAGTTTACCTTTTTGGTCATGCCTAGGACTATACAGTTACCTATGTAGGTGGAGACAACTTCCTTAGGGGGTTGTTATGTAACTCTGCTTAAACAAGAAGGGACGTTATTTAAGAAAAGGGGGTGTGGCTTAAATAAGGGGAATGGACCCCCACCCCTTGTAATACGCACATATTTTTAGTATTTTTCTAAGGGGTCTAAAGAGAACCTAATACTGACCCCTCCCCTCCTCTTCTTTCCCCCTCCCCGGCCATATGGATCGGACCCCCACCCCTCCCCCGCCCTAGGCATATAGTCCCATGTGTTCATGGTATGTACCCATGATTGGGGGTCACTTGGGTATGGGCCTAGGGCCTATCGCCTCTGTGTGCCTGTCCTATGCTGTCCTTATATTCCTATCCTAGTGAACAGACAGTGAACGTGTGCTTTATGGGAATAGATACCTAAAATATATTTAGGATTATGTTCCTATAATTAATCCGTGTGCTGATCATTAGAGGTCAGAGGTCTTAGGTATATAGTCCGTATGCGGATGATTATATTCCTAGAGCCCTACTGTCAACTGGGCCGGGACGGAGTGTGAAGCCCTAGGCTTTAATACCTATATAAGGATGTCTTTATATGTAGAGAAGAGAGGGACAGGGGTATACCCCCCGGGGGTACCCTTGAACCTAAGCCCTTGATTTTATTACATAAGCCATACGCCCAAGGTATTAGCGTTTGCTAATATGCCTTTGTTATCAATGGGTTAGAGGGGGTGATACCCTTTTGACCCATGTAACCTATAGGTGACACTGTGATATCTGTCACAAAAACGCTAGACGCGAAAAGAAATACTTTGACCTATCTGCTAGGCTTGGGTATAGATTGCAAACAATCGTTGTGTTTGTGTCTTAACGGGAAAAGGATTAAGCGCCATGGAAATCAAGCCAAGCCAAGCTAACCTGTATTACGCTGCTGTGCGTAAAGCTTCTGAAGCTAACCAAACTATGCTGGAATTGCTCTATGGGCCGAATCCCATAACAGATGAAGAACTGGCTAAACTAATCGAGAAACGTCCGCACATTTATGGACGATTCGCTGGTTACATTGGAAAAAGAGGATAAGGCTTATGTGTGACTGTCAAGCCGCCGCACTACTAAAAGAAATATCTAATAAAACGCCTTGGTTTCAAAGAGACTCTAATCTATGGGACCGAATTACTGAATTTCTGATCAAGTCACCGAACAAGTGTGTTTGTGGCCGTGACACACGCACTGAACAAGTTGAAACTGTGGACAACGATTGACTCTTGGTTAGGGCTAGCCTAAACCCTTTGTAATCACTAAGAAAGAACCGGACATGGCGCTAACAATCGTTTCTCGTTTCGATACATCAAAGGTTCTTCGGACACATCCTGACCCAAAGGCTACTGACTTTGCTGGGGCCGATCTGTCTGGGACCTATCTGTCTGGGGCCGATCTGTCTGGGACCTATCTGTCTAGGGCCGATCTGTCTGGGGCCTATCTGTCTAGGGCCGATCTGTCTGGGGCCGATCTGTCTGGGGCCTATCTGTCTGGGGCCGATCTGTCTGGGGCCGATCTGTCTGGGGCCGATCTGCGTATGGCCGATCTGCGTATGGCCGATCTGCGTATGGCCTATCTGTCTGGGGCCTATCTGTCTAGGGCCGATCTGTCTGGGGCCTATCTGTCTGGGGCCGATCTGTCTGGGGCCGATCTGTCTGGGGCCGATCTGTCTAGGGCCTACCTGACCGGGGCCGACCGGTTTGGCGCCTAGCGGCGTAGGGCCTACATGCTGAGGGCCGATCTGCACAGGGCCAAACTGCACAGAGCCGAGGTGCACGGAGCCAATCTGCCCAGTGACAAAC